TAGAGTTTGATAACTCTGGTGAAGAGGGATTCTAATGGATTTAGTATTTGATATAGAGACTGATGATATCCATGCCACAAAAGTATGGTGTATCGTTGCCCAGAATCCTGACTCAGGTGAGATATTTAAGTTCCCACCTAACAAGTTAGAAGAAGGGTATGAGTTTCTTACCACAGCCGACAGATTGATTGGTCATAACATTATTGGATTTGATATTCCAGTTGTTGAAAAGTTTGGAGGAGTTGATCTTAGTGATAAAAAACTTATTGACACTTTAGTTTTATCCAGACTATTCAATCCAACACGTGATGGTGGTCACAGTCTTGAGACTTGGGGATACAAATTAGGCTATCCAAAGATTGAGTTTGAAGATTATCTTAATTACTCTGATGATATGTTAAACTATTGTGTACGAGATGTACAGTTAAACACTAGAGTACTACAAGAACTTCGCAAAGAATCAAAAGGTTTCTCACCTCAATCAATTGATATTGAACAAGGCATTGCTAAGATTATGAAACAACAAGAGCAAGATGGTTTTGCTTTTGATATGCAATCAGCATTAAGTTTGTTAGCAGAGCTTAGAGAAAAGAAACAACTGATAGAAGAAGAAGTACATGAAACCTTTAAACCTAAATGGGTAGACACAAAAGAGGTCACACCCTACATCAAGAAAGATGGCAATCTATCTAAGCGTGGTATGACTGATGAAGAATATCAACGTTGTTTAGATACCAACAACTTCAATCCTTTTATGAGACAAACTTTACAAGAGTTTAATCTTGGTTCTCGTAAACAGATTGGAGAATATCTTATAGACTTTGGTTGGAAGCCAGATAGATTTACACCTACTGGTCAACCTATTGTAGATGAGAAAACATTATCTAAGATAACTCATATCCATGAAGCAAAACTTATAGCAGATTTTTTATTACTGCAAAAGCGTATAGCTCAGATTGATTCGTGGGTAGAAGCTGTCAAGGATGATGGTAGGATACATGGTTTTGTTATTCCCAATGGTACTATCACCGGAAGAATGACACATAGAAACCCTAACGTTGCACAAGTTCCTTCTGTTCATAGTCCTTATGGTAAAGAATGTCGAGCCTGTTGGACTGTACCAGAAGGACATAAGCTTGTAGGTGTAGATGCAAGTGGATTAGAGCTACGCATGTTAGCACATTACATGGATGATAAGGAGTACATAAATGAAATTATTAATGGAGACATTCACACGACTAACAAAAACTTTGCTGGACTTAAATCAAGAGATCAGGCTAAAACTTTCATCTACGCACTCGTTTACGGAGCAGGAGATGAGAAGATTGGAAGCATCATTAAAGGAAGCAGAGCAGAAGGTAAGAAGTTGCGAGAACGCTTTCTTAGTAGTCTCCCAACATACAAGTCTCTTAAGGAACGAGTTGACAGAGCAGCTTCAAAAAATTACCTCAAAGGATTAGATGGTAGAAAGCTATACATAAGAAATAAACATGCTGCACTTAACACCTTGCTTCAAGGAGCTGGTGCAATCTTAATGAAGAAAGCATTAGTAAACTTAGATAGTTTGTTAAGACTTAATACAATTGATTATAGATTTGTTGCTAACATCCATGATGAGTGGCAGATAGAAGTCAAAGAATCTCAAGCAGATTTTGTCGGAGAGTTAGCAGTAAAAAGTATTATAGAAGCAGGTGAACATTTTAATCTACGCTGTCCAATGGATGGCGAATATAAAGTAGGAGGTAATTGGAGTGATACACATTAATATAACACCAGAGGATATAACAAAAGCAAATATCCTTGCAGAAGAAATGGGTCAGTTAAAAAATTCTATCACAAAAGGACAGGGAAACATACACGGATTTCTAGGAGAAATAATTGTTTCTAAATTTTTAGGTATAGAAATATCTAACACTTACGACTATGACATGGTATTTAATAATACAAAGATAGATGTAAAAACTAAACGAGTAACTACTCCTCCCAAAGATTATTACGAATGTTCAGTTGCTGATCTTAATACTAAACAAAAATGTGATGTCTATGTGTTCACAAGAATTTTAAAAGATATGACTAAAGGATGGATACTAGGGTATTTAAATAAAGAAGATTATTTTAAAAAAGCTACTTTCCTAAAGCAAGGAGAGATAGACCCTTCAAACAATTGGAAAGTATCCACAGACTGTTACAATCTTTCTATAAACAAATTAAATACTATAGAACAATTAATATGAAACACATTAATCATACACTTGACAACCGTAAAGGAGATATGGCTGAGTTTTATGCAGTCACTTGGCTTTGGGATAATGGCTATGAAGTTTTTAAAAACTGTGGCTGTACCGGTCCAGTTGATTTGATTGCTACTAAAAATGGAGAGACAACTCTTATTGATGTTAAAACTAAATCCGGTAGATCGGGTAGAACTAGAAGTGATGAGCAGGTAGAACTAAATGTTAAACTTTTAAACTACAATCCAATCACTCGTAAATTAAATTTTGTAAACCATAAAAAATAATATGACTAAATCTAAAAAAACTATTGACATAACAAGCCAAGAAGTATATAATAAATTGTCGGCTAAGAAAAAATCAGCCGAATCAGGTCATTGGTATACTCAAGAAGGTGAACCAATGTACACCGTTATAGGTGCTAACGGTAAAGAACGTAACACTACATTACGTGATGCCAAGAAAGATAACTTAGTACCATCAGTGACTACTGTATTAAGTATGGTAGCCAAGCCCGGATTAGAAAACTGGAAGATCAACCAAGCATTAAACTCTGCTCTTACCTTAGAGAAAGAAGAAGATGAATCCCTTGAAGATTTTGCTTACAGATGTAAACAAGATTCTAAAAGGATAGGACAAGAAGCTGCAGAGCAAGGCACTAAAATACATGCTATGATTGAACGAGGTTTCTTAGGCGAAGAAACAAATCCAACCTATGAAATAATACAGGCTTGGTTAGACGAAAACTTTCCGGATGAGGAATGGATAGCAGAAGATTCTTTCTGTGCTGACTTAGGCTATGGTGGTAAGATAGACTTATATTCTAAGTCTGGTATCTTTGTAGATTTTAAAACCAAAGATAATCTCGAAGGCAAAGACCCTGCTCGTTTAGTTTATGATGAACATGGTATGCAGTTGTCAGCCTATGCTCAAGGCTGTGGCTTTGATGATGTAGAACGAGTATCTATATTTGTTGATCGTAAAGACAAAGAACTTATCGCTTGTCATATTTGGGATAGAGACTCACAGACTAAACACACAGAAATGTTTAACAGCATTTTAAACTATTGGAAATTAGTAAAGAACTATGAATCAAAAAAAATCTAAACAGTTAAGACGAAGAGCAGAAGACTTATTAATTGAGTGGTTAAGAACAATGGTTCCAGATGGAGAAGATACATCTAAGATTAATAGAAATAATCTTAATGAGTTCTTACCAGAACAAACCCATATCTTTGCTAACAATAAATTTCTATTAAGTGCATACAGTTTGAGGTGGTTTTATAAACAAGTAAAACGTAATCCCAACATTACTCTTGGAGACTTAAATGCCTAGACGAGTTCCCAGAAAACCTAGACCCAAAAAAACTAACGTACCAAAAGGATATGATAGTGCTTGGGAATATAATATACATCAAACAATTTTACAAGATTGGAAACATCACTGGGATAAGCTTGACTATGTAGTACAGCATACTTACGAGCCAGACTTTGTAAAGACTATTGATGGTAAAATAATATTACTAGAAGCAAAGGGAAGATTCTGGGATTATGCTGAATACAGTAAGTATATATGGATACGAGAATCTTTTACAGAAATGGTAGAGGATTACGAGTTAGTATTCTTATTTCAAAAACCATTTGCTCCTATGCCGGGAGCTAAGATGAGAAAGAACGGAACTAAAAGAACCCATGCTGAATGGGCTGAAACAAATAACTTCAGATGGTACAGTGAAGATACTTTACCTGATGATTGGAGAAACGATGAACTATAAATTTAATGAAGGACAATTAATACAAGAACTAAAAGAGTATATTGATGGTACATATGGTGAGCACTATGCTTCTGACAAGTACCAAGCTACAGATATTATCATTGACTCTGGACATGGAGAAGGGTTTACTCTAGGTAACATTATGAAGTACGCTAAACGTTATGGAAATAAAGAAGGAAAGAACAGAAAAGACTTGCTAAAAATACTACATTATGGTATAATAATGCTTAACGTACACGACACAGAGAACTCATAATGGTAGATGATAAAGTAGGTATCAAGGAATATCTTGGTATAAAAATTAATTACAGTAATGAAAAACTATTAGATAAGTTTAGCCTTGACACACTCAAGGATAGATACTTATGGGAGAATGAAACACATGCACAAGAAGCGTTTGCCAGAGCATCAGTCTTCGGAGCAACCTACAAAGGTCACACAGATTTTGAGTTGGCTCAAAGACTTTATCACTACAGTTCCTCTTGTTGGTTCATGTTTAGCACTCCTATACTTAGTAACGGGGGAACAAGTCGTGGTCTTCCTATTAGCTGTTTCCTCAATTATGTACCTGATAGCAGGGATGGTTTATCTGCTCACTATGACGAGAATATTTGGTTGGCAAGTTCGGGTGGAGGTATTGGTGGATTTTGGGGAGATATTAGGAGTAATGGTATTTCTACTACTCACGGTAGTAAGTCTACTGGTTCAATCCCTTTCATGCATGTTGTAGATTCTCAGATGTTAGCCTTCAATCAAGGCACAACAAGACGTGGTTCTTATGCTGCATACATGGACATATCTCATCCGGAGATTGAAGAGTTCATTAACATGCGTAAAGAATCTGGTGGTGATATCAACAGGAAGAATCTTAATCTTCATAATGGGATCAACATTACCAATGAGTTTCTCAAAGCTGTACAAGAAGATGCAGACTTTAGATTGATTGACCCTAAGACTCACGAACCTACAAAGATTGTAAATGCTAGAGACTTGTGGTGGCAAATCATTAATGCTAGAGCAGAAACAGGTGAGCCATACATGGTTAATATAGATACATGTAACGAAGCATTACCGAAAGAACAAAAAGATTTAGGATTAGAAATCAGACAGAGCAATCTATGTTCCGAGATTACTTTACCTACTAACGAAGAACGAACAGCAGTGTGTTGTTTATCTTCTGTAAACTTAGAATACTTTGATGAGTGGAGTGAGAACCCTCTATTCATTGATGATTTAATTACCATGCTTGACAATGTATTACAACATTACATTGATAACGCTGTTGATACAAATAACTTGGGAGAATACAATGCAAATTTTAAAAGGTTTCAAAAACATATTAAGCCGGGCAAAGAAGGGTTTCTTAAATCTGCCTACTCTGCTTACAGAGAAAGGTCGTTGGGTCTTGGTGCGATGGGCTTCCATTCGTATCTCCAATCACGCAGCATTCCTTTTGAGGGTATCTTCGCTACGGGCTTTAATTACAAAGCATTTAAACACATTAAGAGACATTCGCTTAGAGCAACTGAACGACTTGCTGATGAACGTGGTGAGTCACCTGATGTCAGTGGTAGTGGTAGGCGTAATGCTCATCTACTCGCTGTTGCTCCTAATGCTTCTTCTAGTATCATATGTGGTGGGACATCTCCTTCGATTGAGCCATACAGGGCTAATGTTTATACGCACAAAACTCTCTCAGGCTCGTTCCAAGTTAAGAACAAATACCTAGCAGAAATTCTAAAGGATAAAGGATTAAAGAAAGATGAGCTTACTGCTTTATGGAAAGACATTGCAGGTAACGAGGGTTCAGTACAGCACCTTGATATTCTTACAGATGATGAAAAAGAAATATTCAAGACTGCTAATGAGATAGATCAGATATGGATTATAGAACACGCTGCTAAACGACAAGAGTTTATTTGTCAAGCACAATCAGTTAATCTTTTCTTTACTATACCTACAGCTACAGAGCCACAAGAAGTACACGATGAGTATATGCAGTATGTTAATGATGTGCATTGGTATGGGATGAACAAACTTAAATCTTTGTATTACTTTAGAACTAATGCTGCTCGTAATGCAGAAAACGTAAACACTAAAGTTCAGCGTATTAAATTAGATGATGCTGAGTGTATAGCTTGTGAGGGTTGATATGGATTGTTGGCATTGTGGAACAAGATTAATATGGGGTGGAGATCACGACATAGAAGATGAGAACGATGAATACATTATGGAAACTAATTTAAGTTGTCCTAAATGTAACTCTGCTGTAATAATTTATTTA